CTCTTATTATGCCATGTCTTTAATAAAAGTAGAATCTATTGATGAAAATCAAGTTGCACATGCGAGAGAAATTGATGCTCTTGTTCGTGAAATAAAGTACCAACAATCGGATGAACTAAAGACTTAATTTAATATTTGAGGCATAATTCAGGAAAAATTCTGGCTGGGTACTTCAATGTTCCCAGCTCGGGAACTTAAACAATATCGCCAGAATCACTCACCTACCAAAGTTATTGATTCTCGCTTAACATCGGATGCCATGTTTTGGTTAACAGCGGCATAGCGTCCATCCAACGGGATAATTATACCATGAATGATCAACATCGCAACACCCCACGATTATATAATCCAAAAGCAAATGCCCCTGCAATTTATATACCAGCTTGGCTCTCTCAAATATCAAGTAAACTTTTAACGGCAACATCAAAAATGGTTTATGGTCGATTAGCTCAATGGGCTACCTCATCAGGAAAAGCTCATCGAAGCGCAAAACAATTAAGTGAAGAGCTTGGTATGCCATCAAGAACCGTAGAACAATGTCTAAAAGAACTTAGAGACAAAAAGCTTATAGGCTCATTTGTTCCGCGCGATGGCGGTCACAATCATTTTGAATTTTATGATCACCCATGGATGCATGAAGAAATAAATAAAAATTTATGCTACCAGTCTGGTTTTGAAACACCCTCCGCAAAATCTGCGGTACCCTCCGCAAAATCTGCGGTACCCTCCGCAAAATCTGCGGTACATAAAATAAAAGAAATAAAAGAAATAAAAACTACTACTACTGATGCACCTAAATCAAAACAAAAAACTGAGAAAGAAAAACAAAAAAGTAGTAGTAGTTTTGAATCTCAAGTTTTAAACCTTAAAGTTCCTGGTGATACCCGTAGTGATAAAATATTCTTAGAGAACATTTACCATCACATGGAAAACAATAGTAAAAATTTATCAAACATATATAAAAAACGCAGCGGAATTATTTCTATATTAAAAAAACTATTTGCACTTAATGAATTGTTTTGCTCTGACGGATTCATTGATCAGGAAACAAAAAAGAAAAAAGAACTTGATGCCAAGAAACGCGAGCAAGAGTTTCTTGATGCTCAGCAACGGCAACATGCAAAGCGAATGGATGAATACAAGAGATCGCAAAAGAATGCATAGAGTAAATCACGGCTGGCTTTATGGAAGCGTAAAGCCTTACTTTGACCAGAAGGGAATCAAGCTATTAAGGGATGATATGCTGTTTATCGAGCGGTGCTTAAGCAATATACCCTCTGACAGGCACAGTCTTGTTATGCGCGACTATCTCGCTATTTGGAATACTACCATAGAGGAAAAAGATAACGGTCTTAAATCGGCTTTAAATCCACGCTATGAAGCAAATGTTTATCTGCGCAATACTGCTGGATTAAAAAATGATGATTAAACTACCTGCGCACATCATCATAGCTTGATTGATTACCAGTTGATTCGCTTGAAGTAACGTAGCCAATAAAAACAAAAGCGGCCATCAAGGCAATCATAGGCAGGTACATACTAATCTTATTCATGGGAAACCTTATTTAGGCCAAACCTTACAGTATAGCATGGCCTAGTAGGATGTCAAGTATGCTCTATTCGTGCTCAAACCATTCATACTTCCAATCTTCTGCATGCTCCGCTTCGTACAGCTCGGCACACTCTCTTGCTTCGGCGGCTAACCAATCTTCATCGCCATGCGCTTCATTGTTGCTACTCATGCTCATTACCCCTTGACTTCCTATACCCACAGACTTATTAACAGAATCTGGGGATAATTTTATATAGGCCGCTCCACTGCTGGCGCGTCACCCCTCTATTTTGAAGGTAAGTTTTTTACCGTTAGGCATTTTATTTTGCAAATAATCTACATATGCAACCGCTTGATACAAACTGGTGAACCCCCCACAAAAGCGAATCTCTTTAAACCAACGTGTTACATAAAAAACTTTAAATTCCATGGCTCTCTCCTTAAGTGGAGCTGCTTATGCAGCCCTTAGTTTGTTACGCTCTTTAACCGTCACCCGTTCGCTTCCGTGGGTGTTGCGTATCTCGTCCATTGAAAACTTTCCCCGCCCTTTGCTCTTGTAGTCTGCTGGTCTAAAGTACCACAGCATTTTTTTTGGCGCCCATCTAAATCCAGCCTCTTTTAAAATCTCCTTGTGAGGCTTTGTATCACCGTGCAGCCAAACCCATGCGCCACAGATTTCTATATCTAAGCCTAGATTTATTATTTTTGAAAGCGCGTTGAATATGTCCTCGCCATAGCTTGTTAAGTCGCCCTCAACGGCTTGCGCTGCTGTTCCTGCTGTGTCTCTTAGTGCGTCATAAGCCTGGTTAACCAGCTTCATCATTTCCAAACCTGCTGGGTTGCGGTCTGGGTGGCAAGCACTGCAAGCCTTTCTATATGCAGCCTTAACGGTTTCTGGTGTATACTCACCTGTAAGATTCAATATTTTGCAAGCATCCTGTATATTCATAGTGTCACCTCGTTGTTGTTGTCTGAGTACATAATGCAACAAGTTGAACTATAATGCAAGTACTTGCATTAAAAAATATGGATTATTTTTAAGGGAGGTGTAACATTGGTCAATAAAGAGCCTGACTTAGCGGACAAGGAAAATCCGTGGGGCAGTAAATACAGTGATTCTATGTGCCTGGAGATTATAGAAATGTTCTCTCGTGGTAAGACTCGCTCTAATTTTTGCGCAAAACATGTTATTGGGAACCCGACCTTTGAGCGGTGGAGAAAAAGGCACCCATTATTTGACAAGGCTTGTGAGGTGGCGCATGAATCTGCCCGTGCGTACTTTGATGACCTGAGAGACTCGCACCTCATTAATGAAATTGACCTCGACACAAAGAGCATGACAGGGCTTAATCACGCTTTATTTAATCGCATGTACAACGCCCGTTTTAACATCCCTGACAAGCGAGCTATAAAAGTTGATGGTCTTGGCAAGGCTAAAGATGAAAAGGCCATGCTTAAAGCGATTATGAAGGCTGTATCAGAGGGTGAATTGACACCGGACGAAGCCCAGAAGCTTGCAGGGTTGATTGAGGTTAGCATCAAGGTTAATGAAAACGGCAAGCTCAAAGACAGGGTTGATGCCATTGAAGAGGCGCAAAAAATTGGAGCTGGTGAGGATGGATTCAAAGAAGTACCCGACCAGGATTAACTCATAGGCCGATACTTTGCGTACTGTCTTTGCTGTGCAAGCTGTGCCTTGTTGTAGCTATCAAGCCATCCAACATGCCCGTATTGAAAGGCCGCACTGGGATGCGATGCCCAGTCGTGCACCTCGTCCGCACTGAACGCCTTAAGCTTATCATCATACTTTGCTCTTGAGGTTTCCAGGGCATCAATGCCGTTCTTGCATCCATCAGCATCAAACCAGCACTTGCCTAGATTGCTGCGGGCTACCTGGACGCGCTCAATGACGCGCAACATGGGAACGGGTGTAATCTTAAGCCCTGCCTCTAAAAGCTTCACACGCCTTGTTTTCTGGCTCGTCCATTCCACCTGCGATACATCGTGCGGCATGAAGTGGTGTCCGTAGCTGCTAAAGCCTAACCGCTGCTGCTGTTCGTTTAAAAATTTAATGTAATGCGGTATGTCCTGATAGTTGGCATCGTACTGCTTGAGGTAGTTAAATTGCGTGTTCTCGCCTGTACCTAACACCTGGAACAACCAAATGCTATTGGTGTCACGGCTTCCGATATCCCATGAAGTATGCACGGGCTTGCCTGGGTGCACTTGCAGGTTCTTGACTATGCGCCCCTCGGTCTTTGCTTTCTGCATCTGCTCGGCAAAGTATGTACCCTTAACGGCAACGGTATCATCGCAATAATACTCTTGCTGTATTAAGTCCTCGTCCATTCCTGATCGTCTTTCTTCTTCGACCTGCTCAGGTGAAAAGATATAGTTGCCGCCATTATCACGTGTATCCGAAACCGTTAATTTTCGACAATACCATTGGGGGTTGTCGATGTTGGCGACACGTAAACGATGCGCGTGACACTGGCCAAAGCTCGTATAGTTGAACGCTGCAAAGCCTTTGGGGTTTCTTTTGATGATTGGGCGCAAGTAATCCCATATATTCGGGGCGGTTCTTTGGAACTCTGACATAAATAGTCCGCGCAAGTTAGAGCCTAAATGAGCGCCTAGTATACTATCAGCACCAGTTACGTGCAGCATTGAGCCGCTTGTAAAATAAATCTTGCGCTCCGATTGATTTATATTTGAGATTAAATGCTTAGGAATTAAATCAATCCACCTTCGCCCATCCAGGTCGGTTCCTTCCCAAATGACGTTCTTAGCTTGACCAATCTTCGGCAGGGTGTACAGGTAGTTGCCTCGCTCCATAGCTGCAAACAACCAAGCCACGTTGAAAAATGTTGCGTCCTTTCCGCCCCGTCTGTGTACATTCTCAATAAAGAATCGATACTTACCACTAAAAAACGCCTCAAAGAGTTGTCGCTGGTGAGGGTATGCATTAAATATATCCCTAAAATAATCAATTTCTTTTAACAGCATATATCAATACACACATCTACGCGTCCATGCTGCACAGGTTCGCGCCTGTAAACACGAAGCGCATCAATCTGACTATCATCAGGAAAAACTTTAGCGTGCTGTATAGCGTCTATAAGAGATTTTAAAACATTATCCAAGTCACGTCGCCTTTTGTCCGGTGGATACACTTCAATGACAAGAGATAATCTATCATATTGTGAAAACTTCCCGGCATATCGACTCATCAAAAAACAAACGTCTGTCCTAAACTTTTTACCAAACCTGCCAATACACATGCCCTTTGCTGTGTGAACATAGTAATGGTTTATGCTTGGCGGGTAGGGCAATCGGACGTTTAGTATGTCCATATAGCAACCGGAAAAGCCAGGTTGTACTTATCAGCAATGCCTAAGTGTATAAACCTGCCGTTAAAATTACCCTTCTGGTGTATTCCGATTCGATTGACTCCACGCGATTGCGCCATCTGCAGAAGCTTCAAAGCCCTGTCACTATGGCAAAGAATATCAACCGCAAAGCCGTAGGTGTGTTCGCCTGGTTGCGCTTTCCCTTGTTCCACGGGATGTTTCACGCAGCGATACCCAGAACTTAAAAAGATAGGTTTGTCTAACTCCGTGCGGATGCTTTGCAAGATATCCATCATCTCAGGCTTTATGCCCTCGGCTCCGCAATGCTTGCAAGCTAGCTCTTTAGGTGTAAAGTTTTTGTAATTAGCCCAGTCCATAGTTAACATCGTCAAAGGTTCCTTGTATTTCACCGTCTTGTATTTGCCCCTCATGTGCCGATAAACCCTCGCCATGAGTGAAGTATAGCCAGCCTATGCGCCTTATGCCTACGTAGTAAATATACGCCTTAATCCTCGATGCGCCACGCTTTAACTGCCCATAGTAAAATATTTCATCAGCGTGCTTGCGCTCAATCTCAGCATCACAACAATAATGCCAGTCATGCAAGATGCTAGATGCGATTGAATCATAATCATCTGGCCAGAAGATAGGCCAAAGTATTCGGGGAATGCTTGCAAGGTCTGTGACAAAGCCACGGGGTACGACCATGTACTTATCATCCACATGAACAATCATATTATCACAGAGTCTGAAACGGTCGCCTGGTTCGGGAACAAGGCAAATAGGTGTAACGAATTCAACATCAATCGGCTTGCTGTTGGCATAGCTCGATGATATAAAGGCTAGCATGATTGCCAGCATCCCTGCTTTTATGTGCATGGTATCATCCTTGTTAGGGGGCGGACGCGCAGGAAAAAAGGTGGAATAAAAACCTACGCATCTGCTGTACTACAGTTTAACTGTAGCACTTGACAAACTTTAATCAAGCGTTTGACTATTTATTTTTAGGTGGTGCTTTGCCCTTTTGTTTGTCCATGGGCTTTTCTTTTGGCATAACTGCAAATGTGTTCATTTAATCCCCTTCCTTTCCTAGTATTTTATTTGCTTTAGAGAAGATTTTATCCATCTCCGCCTTGCTTAAATTGCCTGCGTTATACTCTTGCTTCGCTCGGCTCTTTGTTCTTCCAGCGTTCCATAAACCAAGCCACCCATTCCTCTTGTTTTGGGAATAGCATAAATGGCATAAGCGTAGGCAAGCCCACCTCTACATTTCGAGGGTCGAAAGTTACACCCCAGTCAATAATAAACTGTGCGGGATTCTCTTTATAAAACTTGCGAAGTCCTGCAACGGCTCTAGGAGATTTACGCATTTTCTGAAGCCGTTCCAACCTCCAATCAAATACCTCTATGTAATCGGGGTTTTTAAAATCGAAGGGGAACGGTAATGGCATAAATTATCCTGCGTGCGCTAGTGATTCTTGTTTGTCACTCACAAACTTACCTAGCATTTCCATGAACTGGTTAATGTAATCCAAAATCACTCGTTGTAGTGAGGGACCGTGTTTCAGTAACTCGGCTTCGATTAAACGCAAAATGATATTTCCTAAGTATTCTAACATTTTAAACTCCTTGATTAAGTAAGTCTTGATACGCCGCAATAACTTCTGGAGTCCAGGTAGACGCGCAAAACACGATTAGCGGATGTACGTCACTGCCCAGATAAAGTTTCATATCTTCAATCATGTCGCACGAAAACCCTTTAGACTGAAGGGTTCGTGAAACTTCTTGCTCTTCTTCATCGAGAGTAATTATGTGTTTATGAATAGTCACTGCGTTAACTTCTTCGAAATATTCAAATCCTATCATCTTTTCAATAATCATAGTCGTACTCTTATAGTAAATTCAAAGGTCTGTTGTACGCCCGAAGGTATGTAATTTGGTGCAGAAATTGTTCCGTATGAACCGCCACTAAAAGCTACTAATACTCTGAAAGAAGGCGCAGCTGCCAGTGTGCTTACAGCAATAGCGGTTCTGCTTACCCAGGATAAAGTTGATGTAGAAATTATATCTCCAGCAAGGGGTCCGCCACCTGACACAAACGGGCTTCCAATAATACTAAATAGTCCGCTGGCAGTCGTGTAAGTTGGCGTAAAGGTTATCTTGCAATACACTAATAACATGTTGCCAACTCGCGAATAACGCCCTGTCTGTTCTGCGTACGTGACACTTAAGTCGCCCGTCGTCGCTAAAGTAATTTCAGGAAGCCAGGTACCAGAAGTAATGTAACTGGACAACGGGGTTGTACCAGAAAAGCTTAATGACGTAGCGGAAGCAACTCCTAAGTAGGGAGCAATTAAAGATGCAGATACTGAGCCAGCAAAAGCGCCAGAACCCGACTGACCAGATAAATTATTATTCAGTGCATTATTAGTAGCCATCTATATCACCAAAATATCTATTGAAAAAGTAACTGAAAACGAAACACCCGTCAGAACTTGAGTCGTAGTCAGCTTGGCATTAGCTACATTATTTCCAAACGCATTTACTTCGATATAATCCGTGCCAGCAATATATGCGGGAGCAACCATTGTCGTTCCTGACGGATAAGGAAAAGCACTTGTGCTGTTAAATCTGCCGCCACCATTTATTGTTGACTGAACTATAGAGGGTAATCCCGTAATTCTCAAATTACCGGAAGCCGTCGTATAAGTAGGGGTTCCGACAAGGGCCACCCGAAGAGTCACTATATTACCAAATCTAGTGTAGACAAATGATGAGACCGCAGAAGAAATGCTTAAGTCTCCTGGGGTAGCAAAAGATAATGATAATGTAACCGCTCCGCCCGCATCCGTATTGTACGTATCTAATGTACTAACGCCAAAGTTAATGCTCGTAGCACTGGCCGCGCCAAGCGTAGGAGCTGTCAACACGGGGCTATTCGTCCCGACAAACGCCCCTGTACCTGACTGACCCGAGAGCGAAGTATTTACAGCATTATTAGTTGCCATTTTTCAAAACCCCTTTAAGAGTAAGTTAATCCCTGAGAGTAAGCGGTTGTTACGCGCCACTCGGTATCTGCCACAACACAAAGCAAGTATACATTATCGATACCCGCTTGACTCGCTACACTTCCTCCGGACGTTGAAACCTCAGAGCCACCAGCAATCGTTTGACCGCCGCTAGCATTGACAATCCAACCACCCACGCCATGCCCTTGAACAGCAATGACCGAACCGACCGCAGCAGTAGCAGGGAGACTAAAAACAGTCTGTGCCACGTTGAGAGCGATATATCCGTTATTAACTGCGCAAGCCTGAGAAGTTCCCGCCACTGATTGCCACACTAAACCACCTGAATTTGCATCTACATAAGCTTTGACGGATTCAGCCGTGGGTATGTTGGTATCAGTCGCACTGGCCATCGTATCATCATCTATAATGGCCTCAAGTTCTACGGTTCCTTGAATAGTAAATGTTCCAGGCGCATCAATTGTTCCTGAAAGCGCAAGGATAGGATTTTGCGGATCAGTATTATCTACATCAACCTGATTAGTGGTTCCTGTGAGCGTCAATACTCCGGCATTGCCTGGGATATCCGCCAGAAAAGCAACTGTGCCGTCTAAGTCTTGCCAAACAACCTCACGGGTTGCTGTGGTATTGGCAAAAGTAAATTGTGTTATGTGGTTGAGTGTGGCACCACTAAAGAACTGCATCTGATGCAAGGCCGCCTCTGAACCAAACACCATGGCACCAGCATTCTTTGAGAACAAACTAAACTGAATGTCTGTGTCTGTTCCGTCTGGTGTCAGGCTTACGGCAACCCCTGTTGCGCTGTTGCGTGTCGTCAAATAGTTGACGGCACTTGCTGTTGCGTTCATCTTGAATGCAATGTTTCCATTGGTATCAAGTATCTCGCCACCGCTTAAAGTAATGTTTGCAAACTCAGGGCTGCTGGTTGGTGCTATGTCTTGAGGTGTTCCCAGTATTGGATTCTGTGGGTCTGTGTTGTCCACTATCACCTGGTCAGTGGTTCCAGTCACACTTTTTACACTTCCAGAGTCCAAACCATCAACATAGGTTTTTATAGAAAGTGCTGTTGCCAGGTTGGTTGCGCTAGCTGTCGCCATGGTGTTGTCGTTTATAATCTCATCGACTGCGGTTGAACCCTGTATAGTGAACGTGCCAGGAGCATCAAGCGTTGCGGATAAAGAAAGAATTGGCTCCGCTGGGTCTGTGCTGTCTACATCGATTTGATTCGTAGTTCCATGGATTATTAGCACCCCTGCATCTTCAACTATTTGAATCCAGTTTGTTCCATCCCAGTATTCAAGGTACTCATCATCAGTATTGAATCTGAAATTGGTATTTGCGCCAGGTGTTACAGGTCTTTGCGCAGTCGTGCCGCGAATCAATCCCATGCCAGAAGTTCCAGGAAGGATTACGTTTGGTGCAATCCTAAACGTTGGGTTCCCAGCAAGTCCGCTTGCGTCATCAATTTCAATCTCGTCTGCGGTGCCATCCAGTATGCGTGTTAGCTGCACCCCTGTGGCTGTCGTATTGACCACAAGACCCGTGTTCAACAAGCTCATGGCTTGCGAGTTTGGAAGGTCTGCGTTAGGTGTTTGAAGTAAGTAGGTTGCAATAGCAGGAGCAAAGCCACCATCAGGAATAGATATGGCCTCAATCTCCGTACCCGCCATATTCATGCGCCACCCAAACCCTGCTGGCAATATAGGTATGTATCTGTCGCGCGTCACGTCCACATCTTGAGACACTAAAGCCCATGGTGCGTACTGTATTTGCAGCAAGTCTTGCACTGTCTCTATTTGCTTCATCATGACCACTTCGCGGTTGAAGTCACCGTTCAAGTCTGAGCCTGTAAGATTTGATATAGTGGCAGAATAAATTGAGGTTCTATCAATGGGCATCTTACCTTCAATGGTAACGATATCCCCGTTAATTGAGGGCGTGACAAGCGTTACTGTTCCGCCACTTGGTGAGCCTGCACCAGCCACAAGGTACTGGCCAGGTGCGCCACCTTGGTTTAATTCAATGCCATTCACCCACACAAACAAGTAATTGTTTTGAAAGAATGGGTAAGGCACGGCAAAGATAGTTTGGTTCAGTGCGGCTGAGTACTGAACGCGCTGATACACATCATTGATTTTAATGTTTGACATTTATAACCCCTCTAGTCATTAACGGGCGTTGCCCCAAGTCCTTCTGCAATATTGTGTGTCAAGCCTCTTGAAATTCTGTTGATGTAAAACAGGTTTTGCAATGGCATTAAGCGCATGACGGCATCTGCATCTTTAGTTGTCCACTCACCTTTTGCTGATGATATGGGATTTAATTTATTGAATAACTGTACAAGCTGTGACGCGCTGCCCCCAGTTGGCCCAAGTACTGAGCCAAAGGCATCGCGTGACTTATATCGTGAGACTTCGCCTAGTTGGAAAAGCTTCTGCCCGATGTTCACACCCTCGCCAAAGATTCCTAATACTCCGCTACGGTCTACCCCTTCGCGCAGCAAATGCGCGGGGCTTAGGTCTGATTCTGAGCCTCTGAAAAAGCCAGAGGTTACATACCCCAGCATACCTAAACCCATCATGGAAACAATGCCCATATACAAATTAATGTCGTTGTAATTCTGCAAGCCTGAGTACACAACGCGATTCGTTGCGGCAAACATAAATGACTTAAACTGAAACATGAGTTTTGATACCTGGCCAAACAATCCCTTTTGCTGCAAGGTCAAAGGCTTGTCGCCAAGGTTCGGAACAATGGCAATCTCATCAATGCTTTTGGCAACGGCTGCCTGGAATGATTTAAGCGCGTTTGATTCCCCTGCGTTGGTAATCTCCCAGCTTGTCCAGTCTGCGTATCGTGTGCCTTTGTGGATGTTGTCCTTTGTGAATCTCGCAATGTGTGCGTAGTCTTCTGGCGCAATGCCAAGGCGTGCAAGGTTCGTTGATTGCCGTTTGGTTATCTTCTGCCCTGACTCAGACTTGTGAATGATGGTTAGAATCTTATTGATTGCGATATGTCCTGACATGTTTTGAATCATATCTTGCCAGGGATTCATCAAAGACAGGTTGCCGAATGCTTGCGTTAAAGAGTTAAGCCCCTTGGTGAATGGGCTGGGGTTGGTGCTTAAGCCTTGATGCTCAATGTAGTTTTTAAACTGGCTGCCTAGCTCTGTTTCAATCCCGTAACCAATAGCGCGTAAATCGTTTTTAGAGATTGTCTTAACCACTGAATAAGCCTCGCCTATGCCGTGGGCTAATGTCTCCATCAAGCCGTTTCGCATGACAGCAAGCCCTAAGTCAGGCAGGCTTGCAATGGTCATATGCCCAAGCATACGGCTATAGTTCCACGATAAAACATTATTGAAGAACTCAGCCCCTTTGCTATTCAGCACATTAAAGCCCTGTCCGTAAACGCCTTGAAGCATTTGGATGGTGGCTTGCATGTCGTGTATGTTGCTGTCGTATTTATCACGCAGCTTTTGCGCTTTCTTACCAGTAACCCCTTTGGATTGCGCGTCAAACTCTTTGCGTATCGCATCCCCAGTACCTAAAAGAAAATCGTTAATATCCGCATAGCCGTGATTCTTGGCGAACTCTTGCAGCTTGATTGCTGGAACCATCGCACGGTTATGCGCCTCTGCAATCTTCTGAATGTCGGTGATATGCCACGGGCTTGCTTGAAGCTGATCAATGATTAGCTTTCGAGCCTTGAATGGCTTGGCATTGCCTCCAAGCTTTGACAAGAACGGATTCAATAGCTTGCCGTCTGAGTCGCCCAGTATGTGGTCAATGGTTTGCTCTACCTGATTCCAGATAAGGTCTTCTGCTTCCTCTACGCCATTACCTTCAATGACTCGGTGCAGCTTACCTTCCCAGTCCTTTGCGGCATCTGGTGCGCCTTTAGTGATTAAGTCTTGCAGGTCTGCAACGACCTTTTTTAGCGGCTTGCGAGCCTCTTTTAATTTAAATGATTTGTGTTTGGCATCATCCAGCAACGCTTGAGTCTTTTTTATTTTAGCGTCAATGTCTGCATGGGATGCTGGGTGCGCCTTGTTGCGCTCCGCTGTCAAGGCTTTAACCTCTTTGGATAGCTGGGCTATCTTTGGGGTAAGGTCGCGCTTTAATGTCTCAGAGTGTAATCTGATTTCAATGTTTGCATCGTCAATCTTCTTAAGCAACTCTGCGGCTTGAGGTGAGGCCAGGTATTGTTTTGTAGTCTCATTGGATGCCTGGAACTGTTGAAACAAATGGTTGGCAAAGGTTCCCTCACCACGGGCTGACTTGCCGCCCTCTTCAATGATTTTGTTTTTGTTGTACATCACCATGATATAGTTTGCAGCGTTTGGCACCTGCACATCTTCTGGCAACAAGCCCAAAGCAACGGCCTGGTCTTTGAGTCCGTCAAACTCTTTGCGCCACATCTGTGCGGCTTTGTTAACCTGTGGCAAAGCGTGCTGCTCGCCTGTCAATGTCGCTTCATAGACTGCCTGGTTAAACTGATTGATGTTTAGGTTCTCAGGTGAGGACGTGCCTAGCTCGCCCATCTTCTTGCGTGTGGCCTGAAAGTATTTGCCTGTGACTCCATGCATCTCATAGTAATAATTCATGTGGTCAATTTGTTTGGTCTGTAGGCTTCGCATCTCGCTTTTGATTGACCGCTCAATGGATACCCCTGCCGTTCTACCGTCTGAGTTTTTAACCAGCTCATAGTTGTGTTCAAAGGCTGATGAACCAAACCACTTGGCGGTTTTAAAAGGTGAAGTCAGCAAGCGGTTCATGGGGGTGAGCTTCATTGTCTTTTGAACAAATTGGGGTAGCTTGGCAATGTCTGCATCGTCCATGATGTTGCTTTTAGCGGCTGACAGGCTGACACTTCCACCAGGATGCAAGGCTTCATTCACGTCTTGTTGTGCCTGTGCAACCTTGGCAAACTCATCAATATCAAATTGCCCTGCAAGCTTTCGTGAGCCAAGAGCGGACAAACCACCACCCAGCACACCACCTAGAACGCCAGCACCAACCGTATTAAAGATGCTCTCTTGCATGGTTCGGGTTAATTGGTTCTGATGCAATACGGCCTCTTGAACCCCTGTGCTAAAGGCTGCTGATATTCCAACGCCCATCATTGACCTGGCAATTGCTGAACCTGCCTTGGCCTCTTTGTAAATTGCGCCCCCAGGTATCCAGTTAGTAGGTTCTAGGGGGTCGAATGCATAAGCTAGGGCTTTCCATGGGTTGGCTGCTAAAAGGCTCTTGTCGCCTATCTCCTGGCGTATTTGCTTCTCGATGCTGTCGAACTCGTCTTGCGTTGTGGCTCCAAAGAACTTATCGGCATACTCAAGTAAATCTTTAGGGATTCTATTAGCATAGTTTGTAAAGTCGTAATCGTCGCGCACGTCTTCACTTAATTGAAAGGTGCTTTGCCTATTGAGCATTGAGCCTATCGTATTCTCTTGGCGCAAGTGAGCCGCATAAACGGAACCCTCCGGCTCGCCCTGCACGTTGGTTGGCAATTGCGTGTAACCGAATTGACTGGCATCAGGCGTTGTTGCTTTTGAAAAGTCGTCAACCCAATTTGGTGCTTCCTTCTTTTCAATCATTATTTATTCCCCTTTGGCAATCCAATGTCGTTACTAATCCCTACATTATCCGCCTCGGTAATAGCATCACGGGTTGCGCTGGCACTTGAGGCACTGTGAAGCGATTTAACAATGTCTTCAAGTCGCCCTGCTGTTGTCTCTGCATTTTGGTTGGCGATGTATTGCAGATACTCATCTCGACCACCCAGCCCAAGGATAACTTGCCATGCAGGGTTCTTGCGCTCAAGCTCTTTAAGCTCGCTACTGCGCTGCTGTGTTTCATGCTGCTGCACTCTCATGGCAACCTGGCGCAACTTCTCATCGGTTTGTTTGGTCGCTATTTGTGGCGACCAGGTGGACAGGTCTTGCGGCTGGAAACGCGCCACTTGATCAGTCTGATTCGTAATGTCTTTAAGTGGCACCAGGTTGTTGAACTTGTCATAACTTCCCAGTATATAATTAACGCTATTAGTAAGCCTTGAACTCGCACTCGGAATAAGTACCACATCAGATTCGTGTCCATTTATTTTAATCCTTGGCAGGTTGCCGATGGTGAGCTTTTTAAATACTCGGTCTTCATCTGTGATGGTAGCTGGTAAAGTTTGCTTGGAGTCTGCCCATTCAACCGTAGGCACGCCAAGCTCTGGATGCGCGGCTTTAACGGCTGCCATGCGATTGATATACCCTTGCACACTGGTTGTCATCTGATTGCCAAAGGCATTGCCCACTTGTGTGATAGGCAATTCTTTCTCAGGCACGGCATTGCCTACATAGCCCTTGTCAAAGTACTTGGATGTTCCCCAGCTTCTCATTGAATACTTGGCGGCATCATAGGCGGCTTGCTCTGAGTTTGAGGATAAAAAGTTACTTCTGAATGTATCCTCAAAGACTTTTAGGGCTTCACCTGAGCCGAATATTTGAGGGTTTAACCCAAAGGCTTCTTTAAACTTCTTCTGGACTCGTGGCACGCCATTTCTATCAACCTTCTCAAAGGTGCGGTGATAGGTATCAACACGGGCGGCAATTTGTGGTTCAGTTGCATTATAAACAGAGTTGATTGCAAGGGTTGCGGCTTCCTCTGGTGTGGTGCCACCTTTGTTTAAGGTATTGAATAATGTAGCTACTGCAAGCGGTTGCCCTGTTAGGTTCACGCTGTTTGGCTGGTTCTGAGTCTTAACCATGTTCTGATAAATCTGGGCTGCATAGGCAACCTGGCCTGGGTCTTTGCTGTCAAGCTGACCTGACATAACCGAATCAAAGGCAGGTACGTTTGTACCCATTGGCGTATTAGGCAGGCCACTTGCAGGGAATTGGCTCGCACCTAAAACGCTTGCTGACATCTGTTGCAGGTTCGCAGGCTCTCCGGTGTACTTCTCCTGAGCCTGGATTGCTGATTCAAACATCGCATCGCGTTGGCTGCTGCTGTTCCATGTTGGCCTGTCGCTTAAAATATTCTGCTGGGCTGTGATAACCTTTGATGCTGCGGTCATCTGCTTTGCTTGAACTGAATCAAGATAGCTCATTGAGGCAAGCTGTTGCGGCACGGTCAGGTCAGGATAGTTGAAGATATCGCCTGCATCCTGAATGGAACCTGTATCAATCCCACGCTTAACCTGGGCGACCTGCTCCGCATTGATATCGTTCTTTAAACGCTTATGTTCCTGGTCAAGAGCAACAACCCCTTTGACGGCATCCTGCCACACGTTGTACGGCAAGTTTTGTTTGTTGTCGGCAAGGTCTGACATGAATTTGGCCGTGGTCTTGGTTTCAATCGCATGACTAAATCCCCCAAGCACGGTATCAATGGCCTGACTCTTTGCAATGTCTTTCTTTAAGTGTGGCGCAAGTCTGGCTATGCCTGCATTCATTGTTGAGTAGTCATCAATGGATGCATTGATTTGCTGGTCAATCGCTGTGACTGTAGCCTCATCGCCAGCAATAGCGGCATTGCGTCTGGCCTCAAGATAGCCTGTTATATCCTGCTTTAAGTTCGCATTGGCCTGCTGATTATCAAACTGGATTGAGTGTTGCAGCATGTTGATGGATGCATCAGCCGATAGCTTATCAATAGCCTGGGTGAGCTGTGGCTTAACTTCTGGCCTGGCATTCTTTAATAAGCCCGTCTTAATCCCTTCAAGGGATGATTGAAATTCTTTAGGCGAGTTGCTGTTAAACCTGGCAGGGTCTTTGCTTTTGACTAGAGCCTCATCAATTAAAGCCTGAGCTGAGATAACCGTGCGCCTGGCTTCGGTTCTCGTCACGGCATCATTGTATGCCTTGGTTGATTTGGTAAAGGGCATCGTGAGGTTTTCAGGGGCGTTGCCGCTCTCCGCATCAAGTGCGCCCTGAGTCTCGGCCTGTCCTATAGCCACCTCGTTTAATTTATTGGTAATGAGCTGGCCTACTTGAGCCGTTGCATTTCCTAGCTGTGATATGCCTGTTCCTGCACTGACTTGCTGAATAGGTAGCGTGATACTGCGTTGCTGGGCTTCTTGATCAATCGCCATGACTTACCCCTTTTTTGAGCGTGGCATATTTAAATTAATGCCATCGAATGCCGATATAGCACGGCCAAGGGCGAGCGTGTCACCTGCAACCTGCCTGTTTGATATGTCTGAACCTGATAGGGCTGTTTGTGCATCAGACACGGCCACACCTGCCTCAATTGCTTGCTGGTCTTCAAGAAATGTCTTGTACGCCTGTTGGCCGAATTGAGTAGCAAGCGAACCACTACCGCCTCGCATTCCGGCAATTGATACTTGATGCGCCAGGGATTGACGAAAATTTGCCGCATGGATTGCGCCTTGTGCTGCCGCTTTGTTATGAAACTGAGCCTGGTTAAGCTTTAGGGCTTCGCGTTCCATTCGTGCCTGGTCAGCATTATTCTTTGTTGAGTCGAAGTAACCACCTATCGCGCCTCCTGCTGCCGCTCCTGCTATGGTTCCAACACCTGGAACGAATGAACCTATAGCGGCTCCGACTGCAAGCCCTGCGGCTTGTCCTCCTGCTCCTGCCATTATGTAACCTCCACATTGTATCCAACGCCTATGATGGTCATCGGGCCAGGTTGAGATTGAGTAATAACGAATCTCTGCCGTGGTTCCCAGCTTCCCCGTGGGCAAATTTTATAAACGCCTGTCTGTGGTGGCACTGACTGGCCTAGTGTGTATGCGCCCATGTGCAGGTTTGGAATTTGTGTTAGCTGTGGCAAGAATCCAGCTTGCAGATAAAGCGAATCAACATAATCAATATATAAATCTTGTACGTACTTCTCAGCGTACAGGCTGTCGCCCTCTTGCGTTGGAGTATACAAAGGCATCGGAACCAACAACGGCACATAAGCCAGGCCAATTTTTGCCGTGACGTTGGCGTTTTTAATCGTGGTATTGCCGCTCGCATCCACAAAAGATGATCCGATTGTTGCCCCATCGGTTATGGCATAGACTTGCTGCCCTGCCAAATGGGTTAAGCCTGTCACGTTTCCATTGTCATCTGAGGTAACGGTTTGCACTGAGTCCATGTACTCATCAAACGATTGACGCTCTAAATACAAACGGCTTGCGGTGTTAATCCTCACGTTATCAACGAACGGATTTGTTACCACCACATCACTTGATGCAAGGCGTTTAATCCTAATCCAGTACTGGTTCTCAATGCCTTTAACAATAAATGGTGCCCAGTTAATTGCAGCGTCAAACGTCCAGGTTATATCCCCGCTTTGGGTCATGCCTATGGTGCCATCAGTCACGGGGAATAAATCCCAGAATCCGTTTGCGTCAAGGTACTCAAACTGTAGTAAACAGTTAGCTGAGGCAGGTGTATTAAAGATCATTCTCAAAGCCGTGAATGGAGCCTGGTTGCCTATTACAATGTAATTGTCTTGACCTTCAAGCACTCCAACGGATGAGGGCACTGGCACGGATGCAAACACATCAGTAACAAAGTATTGAGCGCCAAAAGTTGGGTCACTCAACCAGGCATAATCTAGGGTTTGTTCAAAGCTTCCACCAATATTTATTTCACGCTCTGTAATAACGTGGGTCTGCCTGCCCTCGCCTATCACTTGACGAAAATAGCCACGGGTATCTCTAAGACTCCAAGCGGCCACGTTTTGGCTTTGAAGCGTTGAATATAAAAGCATGGTGCCGTTGTCTTGAGTGGCCAAATACAAGCGCGATGAAATGCCTGTAGGCTCCCAAGTCGCATTTGAATTCATAAAATCAACCAGGTTATTTGAAAGCATGGTTGCAGGGAATGTAATGTATTTACCATCCCCCGTGCTGTACATGGCTTGCATCACCTTGGTGCGGTCTGAGGATATAAATAAAACCTGGTTGTCTACGGTGCCAGGCTCAACGCTACATGCTGGGCTTTGGTTCTGTGGGGCAAAGTACACGTTATTGATTGTCAGTGGTTGGTCAATCAAAGCATTCTGAGCAAACATTTTGTTCGCTGTGGTAAACATGATTGAGTCATCGGCAACAATTGCCTGGATGGATTGCTCACCCTTCCCGTTAAACGTCACACTAAAGGCAACCTGACCGTCAAGGTCTGAGTCATCGAAGTTATCAAACACGCCAGCCGTTGACAGGTTCGCAAGGTTCTTAACTGCCAATGAGCGGCCAAGTACTAAGCGGTTCAAATAGAAAACACCTCGCGCAGGCCAGCCACGGTTTCGGCTAACTGGTTCGGTGGTCACATTTGAATTCCAAAGCTTTTCAGATAAGCTTGCCACCTGATTGCCTGGAATGCTTGTGGCCGTGTAGGGGTCAATAACCACCACCGTGCAGCTTGTTGCACTGGCCACCGCTGTGATTCGCCCTGTTCCACCAACCGCGCGGAATAATCCGCCCACATGGTTTGCTGTAAAGACTCCAACGGTTGACGATAGAGTAACTGTTCCCGTCAATCCACTAAGCGTAAAAGTAGAAGCCTGATAGCTTACGGCCTCATTGATAACCGTAAAATCATAGGTTGGGTAGATGCGTGGTGCAAATAAAACAAGCGTCCATATCGCACTTGTGGCACCTCGTATGAGCTGCACAATCTGGCGATTCTCGTGAAGGATAAGCACACGGTCATGCGATGCTGCAAAGTGCATGTATTGAATGTCTGCATTCGTATAGACAGCGGTGGGTACTGTGGCTTGCAATGTATCCGCATAATAAATATCAAAGGCCACGTTTGCGCCTGACTTCCTGACAAGTATTGTGTAGGTCACATCGTTATCAGCATCAAAGGTAAAATCAAAGCCCTTAACTAAAAGGGGATCTTGAATTGGGATGTGGCCATTCTCACGGTCAACAATCACATCAATATAGACTGAGCCTGGCGCAATGGTTGCAGCACCCGTCCATAAAGCAATCATGTTTCTAAGCGTGCGTGCGCCTTTGTCGTAAATATCCAGGTCATCCCTGGCCATCAAGGTTGGGTCTAATTCACCACGGTTAAAGGTGTTATTGATTGAACGAATTGTCATTAGTATCCCCTGGTTCTATTCTGATATCTCACATCAACATAGGGGTTTTGTCTGAATGGTTTGGTCTTGGAGTTCTGACCGTCAGCAAATAATGCTCTTGATTCCCAGGTTGTTAAGCCCTTGGTTAATCGAGCCATCATTCGGTCTGAGTTGGTAACAGAGGCACCCAGCAAGGTGGCCAGATGAAAGCAAATGTACATCGTAAAGGCAGGCGGCCATTTTGATACAGGCAATGTTCTGCCAAAGACTACGGTTATTTTCTGATTGCTTTTGGTCAGAATCTTATCGCCAAAAACCACATAGTCAATGTTTGGGTATACGGCTTGAACCATTAGGCACTCGGGTGGTAACTCGTAATAATAAGTCCATCCGCCAAAGGCTGGGGTCAAGGTTGTTAGTACTGAGGATTGTTGAAAGTCCTGAGCGAAACGCCATCGGTTAGATGCAAGCTCGGCTGCAACCAACACCTGGAAAAGCTTTAATCCATCGGCTGCTAATGCCCCACCACCATCAATAGTGTTAACGGTTTGCTGCTTTCCACAAAGGGTAATAGCGAGCGTTACCACTTCAATCTCTGTTGTTGGTGCTGCAATTTGTTCTGGCATAGTTCACCCATTTAAAAAAGGCGGCCTGAGCCGCCCAGTGAATGATTAGAATGTCGGAATCACTCGATACCAAATATGCAGTTTCAACGGGCTGTCACCAGTCGTGAATGCTGCGGTTAAGTTAGAGATAAACAAGCCCAAGTTTTCACAGCCTGTGAACACGCCAGAAGCAAGGACGCCTGCTACCATGTCCGCTGTGTCTGCTGTGCCTTGAAAGTTAGCTGCTGGAATTGTTGCTGTAGCTGCTTCTCCTGCAAGGTTCGCTGTGTTGCCGTATTGCAAACCGATTGCACCACCAGCCGCATAAGCAGTTGTGTTGTAATCCATTGCAAGGCATGCATGCTCAACCAGAATCAAAGTGTTAGCACCTTGAGCCGCAAGAACCTGAACGGGCGCACCATACATTGCTAAAGCATTAGCGGCTGTTAAATCAACCTCTAAGTATTGAAGCAATTGAGGGTCAACCTTCGTACTGGTCACTGAGTCATCAGCGAGCTTAACAGTAGTCACCGCATCATCAGCAAGCTTAGGTGTAGTCACTGCAAGGTCTTGAATGTTAGCCGTACCCACAACACCAGTTGCAGCGAACACGCTTACAGTCACGTTTGTTACAACTGCTGTGACGGTGTACATGGCATAGGCATCATTACCAACAATGAAAATCAAGTCATTGATGGATAGTGGGCCAAGTCCTAAGTCAAGGCTAACCATGAAGTTATTGAAGTATCCACTGGCTGCAATCGTTGCTACTGCTTCGTTTGAGCCATCAATGGAGCCGTTGTAAATCCATATCTTTTTGGTTTCGTTGTTCGCGCCTGAACTAACTCTTCCCATGTAATCAATATTAAACATTATTCAATCTCCTAGTTAAGATGCGCTGGTTAAGGTGCAGGTGGGTCTAATTCAAACTGAACTTGCACCAAACCTTTAGGGTCAACGACCACGGCACCAGCTTCTAACCACATGTTGATAAGGTAAGATGTTTTGATGTTTTCCCAGGAAATGTCGCCGCCTAAACGCTCACTAGATGCAAAACCGACTGCCATCTCGTTAATGAAATAAGCATTACCAACTGTGCCACCATTAGAAACCGGCAAGCCGCCCTCTAACATGTCAGGGATAACAATGAAGTTCATACCTAAGAACACCATGCCATTCATGCCATCACCCTCTAAAGAGTGTCTTTGGTTGTACAGTGAGTTAGTGATTTGTTTGATTTCAAGTAATTGAGATTCTGCCTCAGCATCGATTATCACAGTACGCTTGCCCATGTTTGCTGAACGCTTACGCAAGAACTTGTGAGCGGCTAAAAGCTTCTCGTAGGTAAAGCCTAAGTTATCGTTAGCAACTAAAGCACCTTGTTGGGCTGTTGGAGTTAAAGAATAAGATGCACTATCGATTGTATCAATTGTGATTTGGTCAGAACGTCTACCGATTGCCCAAGCACATAACTTGGAATACTCATCTACTGCGTTAACAGCAAGTTTGTTTTGGAATGAACGGTCAGCGTATTCAGAAGCATACCAGTCTTCAATAACCGCTTGAGCATCTCTGTTTGAGATATTCATAGGGGTTACGTCATCCTGTGGTGCTTTCTGGTTCGCCATACCTTGGCCAAATACTGGGAAATGGACTATAGAACCTTTAGTACCAGTCTTGGTTCGGACGGCATTTTCTAATAGGAAACCTTGAGATTGAAACTCGGCATGAGCATCTGAAAGGAACTGTTGGATTTCAATTTGCGATAAGGCTAATGACATGATTGCGACTCCGTTGGTTAATAAACAAAATTAGCTATTGTCTACATGCAAGGTGTCCAATCAATCCGCCAGGCTCTTTGGGTAAAGAGGTATCCAGCCTATATCGGGCTTGTGTAAATTAATTTAATAATAGCACAAGCCCTGACCTAATCAAGAGGATTAACGGCCTTTTTGTCGCAGTTCTCTTGCAACCGCATCACGGTATCTTGAAGCCAGTTGATTTTCGTGGTTCTTATCAGCAACGCGAGTACCTGCTTTAATCTCTTTTCGGTAGGTGATTTTGTCGTTCTCGACTTCTTTGGACGATTCAAACTGCGCAGCGTTGCCCGTTTGGTTCGGCACATTGGTGCTAGGTGCCGCCATCAAGCGCAGGTTATTAAACATCTTGAAGTCTTGAGGTGACATGAGCCAGTTGTTTTTAATGTGGTCTGATTCTTCTTTGGTCATGCTCTCACTCATCCATTTATCAACTTGCTGGAATGTGTGAACGTCTGTGGTGGTCAAAACCTTTTTAAGCTCTGCTTCCATCCGTTGAACCATTTGAGAATTGGCTTTGAAGTATTGGTCTACCAGATGCTTAAACCCATCTTGAGATATGCCCATCTCTTTTAGTGCAGGCATTAACCCCTCAATTAACGGGTCGCCAGCCTCTACCCCTTCCAATCCCTCGATGCTGTAATTCTCTTGAGGGCTACCCCAGTACTTGCCCATCTTGCCAGATAATTCTTTATAGGCTTTCGCTTGGTCATCAACTGTTTTATATTTTTCAGTCATCAGCCATTCTGGAACTGTCGGCTCAGCTGTTGCGCCAGGCGTTGCTGCTGGTGGTTCTTTAGCTGGTGGAACTGCGCTAGGGTCTGGCGCAATTGTACCCTCTTGAGGTGCTGCCACTGGTGGCTCAACGTGTCCTGATTGTGCTGTTGGGTTGTCATTGTTATGCATAGCGTCCTCTATGATATGGGTTTAGTTTGGCGTTTCCGCTTTTCCATGTAGCTCTCTGGTGCTTTTTCTTTTGCTGCTGCCTGATTGATAAAAGCCTGCATGCCTACACTAAAGGAGCGTATCAACTCGTTATGCCCTTCATTGAAAAAAGCCCATGAGGGATCGCGATTTGGAAACGCTACCGGACTGCGAAAGTATTTATTCTCTAAGTGTGCAAGCAATCGTTTACCCATTGGGTTCTTATAAAAAACCTCGTAGCACAGCTCATTAAACAGGGCTTGCCATTGCTGGCTCATCCTGTCTTGCTGTGGCTCAAAGGTTGATTTGATATCACTGGGGCTGTTGGTCATTGATTTCAATTCCTTCTTGTTCTGCCTGCTGGCTCACGATATCGCCTGCGCCTTGCTGTAATTGTTCCAGCTCGTCACGGCTCTTAATGTTTCGGATATCAATACCCTCATTTTCTGCAATGCCTTGAATGACATTAACGGGGTCAAGGGCGGCTGTTGCTGCTTCCTCTCCAACCATTGAAGCAATAGCCTGGTAGAATCCAACCAGTGCGCCTGTTTTGATTTTGCCTTTTGAAGTCATCAAAGGAGTCTCGAAGGATAGGCCAATAACCTGACCATCGACTGAGATTAATTTGTTTCTGATTTCCTCTGGTATCCCTGCAAATGTCTCAGGAACCACTTTGTTAATCACCCATAGAATCCGTTGAATCATTGGGATAAAGAATTCATTTTGAAGCCGTGGCACCATGGCCGCAAAGCTTTCAAGGTTTTCTGTGTAGCGAATCTCGGCCTCTGTAGCCGTTCTATTTGGGGCATTGACCTGGCCAAGTGGTGAGCTGTACATCAACTCATTAACTTGCTGCCTAAAGTCATTGACCAGTAGTGCATTGAACTGGATGTTTCCTGACTGCTCAAAGGGTTTAATTGGCCACTCGCCCATAATCATTTGCACAGGAACGATTGAGCCAGGCATAGGGGTGAATGTTTCCTGGTTAAATGCTGAGTCACTGGCTGCCATATACATTGGGTTTGCCTGGAATGCTGCGGCTACAAGCTCGTCCTCAAGTGCTTTATTGATTGTGGCGGCTGTCGGGAATGCATCAATACTTGGTCCTCTACCGCGAACCTCACCAGTAAGCCTGCGCATACGGTACACAATCCAAGGCCAAGAGCTTGATTCTCTATGTACAAGCACCTCTTTTGATTCGGACAATACAACGTACTGATAACGGTGGGCATCGTCTGCCTCGTAGTCAATCCACGCACATTCCCAAAGGGTCACTTTGTCATCAGGCTTTTTGCTTTTGAAGCAATCAAGCTTTGCATCCTTCCACATGGGCTGAATGTTTTGGACTCTAATCTGATACCAGTCACGGAACACGCCATCAACTTTGCCCTCTGGGTCGCCTTGAAACATGACATGGCTTGCCGGAACGGATTCAAATTTAATGGGGTTCTTTTTGGTTCCTTCGTTTACTGCCACAACACCCGTTGATACAACGCAGTCTTGCAAGCTCTCGCCCACGGCAAGATAAAAGTTTGAGCGGTCTATGATTTTAAAAAAGTGATCTGTCATTCTCTGGGTGGCTACAAGAGCCTCTTGATAAAGCCCTGTGTCAGGCTCTCCGAATTCATCACCAGGAACAAACTTAACCCACTGCGTGCCTTGAGGGACCATGCTCATAAGCATTTTATCGGCAAGCTTCTTATGGGCAATCATTAGGGTTAAGTCATAGATGTTGGCATTGTATTGCTGGCCTGGGGTTAGGAATCCAGCAAGACCATAGTTTTCAAATGGGTTGTAGTTTGGCATTGCATAATGATAGGCTGTTTCCAAAAGGCTACGCCACATATCCAAGTTAGCCTTAGCAGTGGTGCGCATTGCAACAATCCTATTCACGTCAAGTGCAGGTTTGTTAGCCTTCTTTACATCAGCGAATAGTTTTGTATTGTCGCGCTTTCCTAAAGCCTTTCGAAAGTCTTTCATTATCCTATTACTCCTGAACCGCCTAATGAGCTTCCTTGGTCGGTTTCAAAGTAACCACCACCACCAGCCCTGATTGAGCGCATAAGAATTCGTTGAGCCTTTAGCTTTTCTCTGTCATTCTTCTCTTTTTCAATTGCGGTATTTTGTTCTAGCTCTTGACGTACTTGTTGTGCTTCGGCGGCTGCGGCCTTAGCTTCCCTCTGTGCTGCGTGGACTTTATGTCGTGCCATTCTATCACCTCAATGTGGGTTGGTGTCTTTGTTACAATCCTATTATATAACTGGTATGGCGAAAATACGAAAGGCCAATACACCCCTAGCATTTGTTGCATTACACTAACACACGATATCACGCCAGCCCGTGGGTACACCATTCTTGTATGTGGTTTGACGTGTAATTTTAATATTTTAAACGTGGGATTTTTTTCTTTAAACGTGGTCATCACGTCTGTGCCATAGCTTGCTGGCAGGATGGTTGTATATAAATCACTTTGTGACGGGTCAATGCACGTCCATCCTAATGCCTGGCGTTCGATGCAATACACATGCTTAAACCCATCCTTGAACATCCAGTCAAGGGGGTAATATGTATCCATAAATACCAGGTGATATTCCCTGTATGCTTCAAAGTCTATAAGCATTATAACCTCACAACAATTTGAATCACCTTGTTTTTGTTATTCCCTATTACCTTCTCTTTGATAACCTGATCACCTTTTTTCACAGTGATTTTACTGGATACCGTGCTGATGGTTCCTGTATACAGGCGGTCAATTCGTCCTTTTAATCCTGACATTAGATACCCTCTGCATCTCTCCATTCTTTTTGCTCAAGCTCTTCAAGCGATACAGGCAGCAGGCATTGAGCACAGCGCATCTGCATGGCCTGGTTATGGCCGCCCTTAAGGTTCCATCCTGTCACGATGTAATGGTGAACCTTGCATTTTGTTACTTGCTCTTTGCACTCTTTTTTCTCTACGCTCATTTAATGTCCTTAAAATAAATTTATTCCAAACGACCTGGGCTGCCAGGCTGCCGATTATGTTTCCTATCATCGAGTAAAAAAATATCTCAAACATTAAACTCACAGGTCATTTCTGTTTTCTTAACTTTTTTGCCCATGTTAATATTTTCCTGATAATTAGTGATCATATTATATAATTTGTAGGCATTTAGATTATGCTTAAAACTAAAATGCCCTGTTCAAAATTAAACCTTTTTGTTGGGGGCATTTGATGATGAAACAAACTATTACAATCAGTATAGCCATGTAACAAAGTGTAAGCAGAATAATACAGTTTTCCCCTTAAGTCTGATTATCTTGATAACCACGCCCAGTAAGTATGATACTATGCTGTTCAGACTATAGCGAGACTTCAATGAAAAAATTAGGACCAAAAAGAATATTAGAAACAAAGTACCTTTATTGCAACAAGCACGGTGAGTGCGAGCACGTGGAATCTGGAATCAAAATTAAAAAATGGAAGTGCTGCGCCTGCACCGTAGATTACTCATCTAAGTATAGAAGAAACAAAAAAAAACAAGCAGTGGAATATAAGGGGGGCTGTTGTGAATCTTGCGGATACAATAAATCAATTGCAGCATTAACCTTTCATCATCGTGATCCGCTATTCAAAGAATTCGTTCTTGGGGGTACAGGTCTTTGCAAGTCATGGGATAAATTAGTTATTGAGTTAGATAAATGTCAACTGCTGTGCTTTAACTGTCATCATGAGCTGCATGAAAATGAGGATAGGTTGCGTATTGAGTCAAATAAAAAAGCATCAACCCAATACCATAAAAAAGAAATTCACAAAATTAATTCAAAAAAACTTGGTAAAAAGCCATCCTTATAATCAGACTCTAGCGATTAATGAACTAATTTAAAATTTTATGCAAAGCTAACATAGCCTCATAGCCATAATTAAATTCATATGTATCTCTTGATGTTTCAGGAACACGGAAATTATAATTGTTTCCATCAGGCGTTGAAATTCTTAAGTGCAAAGATTCATCTGTTGGGGTTTCCCTAATTTTTCTTATTTCTATTTTCATGTTCATGCTCGCAATAGTTAGCAATCATGCGCTCTAGCTTGTCTAGCAAAATATCCTCAAAGACAGTTGCATCTCTCGCATCAAGCATATTAGCCCATACACAATGAAGCTCTTGCAGCTCTTTTTTCGTGAAGTCATTCATTTTTATAAACCTGTACTATAATTAAATTGATCCACTAACAGGGGATTAAAATGCGCTCAACATTCTTTCAACCAAAACCCATTAACCCTGAGCCTAACCAACTTATAAAAGATATCCTTAATTTTGTTAAGGATGCTTTGATATTAATTAATGATTGCTATCACTCAGCGATTCTTGACTGGCTGATAAGTATCATGCCTGACTCATCAAGAAATAATAATTTAAGCCCTAGTTTTTAGGGCTTAACCTTTTTTTAATCTCTTCTTGAGCGATATCAAAAACTTTTTTTGTATTATCTCTAAACTTTTCAAAGTCTTTAAGTATATCCTCAAGCGGTCTTCCATCATGTTGTATAAATAATTGTGCTATATGAAAAACCGGATCGCTTAACCCCTCAATTAATTCATTTAAATCCTCAATCCTTTTTAATGCAGCACTGCTTATATTGTTTAATTCATCCATTGATATGTCAGTTATCATCTTTTTGTGTGTTGGACACATGCAAAAATTTGTCATTATTTAACTCCTGGTTCGTCACCACGTAGCATAGTAGCAAGGCTGATATTCTCCGGCCTTAAGTCGCCCTCTTCCATGTGGTGTTTTAATATTTGAAAAAACGCTGAGGCCACGCAAATTTTATCCGCATTCTCTGATGCCAGGCTGCTCTCCATGAGCTTAAGAACTCGCTTCATTCCTGCCAGGCTCTTCTTTGCGTCTTGCCTCATGGCTCTAATTGTTTTAGGTAACATCTTTAATATTCAATCCTTAATGCTTTAATCTGCTTTGCTTTAACAGCATCAAGAATATATTCTGCTTGGTCATTATTTAAACCTAGAGCCAAAAAATCATTAATTATTGATTGATGAACTCGATCCACATTCTCTTGGGCGTTCTTTTGGGCTTCTATTTTTTCATGTGCTGCACGCTCTGCTTTTTCTTTTATTACAATCTCATGGGTTATGCGTGCTCTTTCTTGTTCGGCTGCCCTTTCTGCCTCTTTCTCTGCTGCAATTGCTCTAGCTTCTGCTTGTATTATCTCTTGTCTTACTTTTTCTTCTGCTGCAATCTTTGCCTTAACTTCTGCCTCTGCCAAAACCTTAGCTTCATAATCTGCTCTTTCCTTGGCTAATCGGTCTTGTTCGGCTTTTCGAGCTAATTCCCATTCTATGTTATCTAACAAAGCACCTTCGTGATCTAATTCTATTTTGGCTTTTAGTTTAATGGCTGCTTGCTCTGCTTCCCAATCATCAAGAGGCTTTCTAATCCTATCTCTGAGCGCATCAAGAAAATCTTTTGCATACTTCCTGTTTGAGTCTACAAGCTTTGGAAGCTCTTTTAATTCTGCCGCAAGCTCTTTGCCATGACTTTCAATATAAGTCTTTGACTGAGCCACACGATAAGCCATTGACGCGATAGCCTTACGGCCTTTGTCCGTGCTAGCATCAAAGACTTCTTGAGTCGCAACGTGTTCTATCTTATCAAGCAACGGGGTAATCAATTCGCGCTTAGTGAATACATCCATAGCCTGGGCTTTTTGAATGGTAATGATTTCTTTTGTTTTTACATCTTCATCTGTCATCTGTTATCACCTGGTAGTTTCTTGGCTCTAACCATATCGTTAGAGCCAACAAAATGGTTTAATCCTTGAAGGGATTAGGTTTATTTTCTTGACTGGGTCTTGACTGCAAATCATCTGGAAGCACTTCGCCTGTCTCTGGATCAACTTGTTGTTTGTTCTTATTAACCATGTCTTTCAAGTCTTGCGCTTTGTCCACTGGCTCGGCATCAATCACAAAATCCATGTCAAAGTCTTCTGATGCTGCGGCCTTAATGTTCTGCGTTCCAAGTTCTTGTTGCTCATCCAGGCTCACGGCTTTTTGCATCTCGACACTGCAAGGCAACCACTTAAACAAACGTCTAACAATAGTCTTCTTTGCCATCTCGTCAAAGTGCGTTACCCATGGCCCACTATTTGCGGATTTTGAGGATTTTCGGATCTCGTCTACTTCGCGCTTGCTCATTACATCGAACTGATGCCCACCATCCTTAAGCAACGCCACGGCATAGACTGCGACTAAATCGCCTCTATCATCCATGGTTGGCTTGTGGGTTATGTTCTCAGTCAATCCAAACTCATAATGAAATTCGTCATTAGCATAAACAGCACGGGCAACCACTGAATTGATTTGCCCTGAGCGTCTGGCCAGGTCAAGGAAACCACGATAGCCTGGCATGAATGTACACTCAACCTTGCCAGTCTTATTGTTATTGAAAGGGATTAAGTAGCAAGAACCCAATACCCCTGGCTCAAGCCCTAACTGGCTTGCCTGCATGATTGCAGCAATAAAGCTCATGGGGTCGCACTCTTGAAGCTTTGGCGTTTTCCTAAGCTCAGTCATGGCAATACGCGCCATCCTGTCAGGTGTCAGATGCTTTGGCAGGCACCTGGCTATTTCATCTTTCATCTGATTAAGTAAGCCCATAACCGTTTTTTGGTTGGCTGCAATCATGTTTTGCTTTGCACTGCGTACTGGTTGGTTCATTGTTTAGTCCTCTAATTTAACGTAGCTGGGTAAATAAAGATGTTGCGGTTCGTAGGAATCCCATTGATTTTTTTCAAGGCACCAGGCGTACTGCTCCATTAACTGGTCAAACTGGCATATGCCGTATTCAAGCGCATCATCATCAAGCATATAGTATACAGTGGCTAAGGCTCCCGTCTTCTCAACACAGAAGAAAACAAACTTTTCCATCTTGATGCCCAGTGACTTTAAAGCCTCGTGAATCATGGCTGCCTGCAAATAGTAACCGCTGCCATAGGCTGCACGCTCAAACGCTCTATAGCTTGCATCAACGCACGTTTTTAAATCAGTAACAACGCCACCAATCCAGGCATCAGGACGCACCTTTACTTGCAAGCCCGTTGATTTATGGGTGAAGTAAATGCTTTGCTCAACCTTAACGCCTTTAAATAGCGTCTGGGCAACGTCACTTTTCCATACTGAATCAGCGAGTGCCTTAGCCTCGTTATACATATCCATGGTAATGATTTCACGCTCTGCCGCTATCAGCTTAAACTCTTCAAGCGTTTCATCGTTGCGCTCTTTGACCTGCCTGCGTGCCTCCTTAACTTGCTCGTACATCTCTTTGCCCACATCGCGCATCAATACTTGCGGTGGCATTGGCTCAAGCTCTAAAGGCAATATATAGCGGTTATCAAATTCCTCTGGCTCTAAAATCATTGCGTGGGTCAGTTCGCCAAGCTTCATTGCTGGCGTTGAGCCTTTAATCTCACGGTCTGGGTTTAAGTATCTCTGCCAGTAGTGAATCGGTGCGCGTTTGAATTCCCATAACCCACTACGGGAAACCCCAGCACTGTTATGGTAAACCTCATTGGGCAGGTCATGGACTCCGTTTTCTATACTTATCATTTTTACCCCTTTGTTTATCTCAACAGGTTGCATCATATCCCAATGTGTTGCGGTAATGCAAGTACTTTGTTATTATCGCAACAAGTTTATTTAAAAGGGGCAGACAATGAAACCAAGTGACGTGAAACAGTATTATAAATCTGGGTACAATTTTAGAAAGCAAACAAAGATGTCTGACAACACCTTACATAATTGGGTAAAGTGGGGTTATGTTCCTTTTACGGCTCAGAAAAAGATTGAAGAATTAACGCAGGGTGAATTGACGGCTGTTTGGGATGAAAAGGAATAACTTTAATAAGGGTGACACATGGACAAAGAGCAATTGCTTTCTAAGGTGCTGGCTATGATTGCAGTTCAACATGACAAGATGGACGGTACAACACTGTCACCGGAACTTAAAGCAAAGTCTGAGGGGTTTATAGAGGCTCTGTATCAGGTAGAAAGTTTAATTATTAATTGGGGGAAAGATGATAGTTAGTGATTTGCAGTTGGTTAGGCTTCTTGATATAGC